TGCCCCATTGCCAGAGGGCGCTGAGGGGCAGTCACGGGCTTACCGTAGATTTCAGAAAAAGGCCCGCCTGAACATTGCGCAACTTTCCGTTGCCGCCGTGCGTGAGCGGATGCGGGTCGGAGGTTTCCGCACCGGAGCTGATGATGATGAAAACGGTGATGTCATTGCTCGCCGACTTTGGAAAGCCAACAAACTTGATGTCTACGCCTCAGACCTCCACACCTTTTTTCTAAAGTTTGGTGAGGCTTATGCAATCGTTGGAATGAAAAAGGGTAGGGAATACCCACTGGTCACAGTTGAGGATCCACGCCAGATGCAAATAATTTCTAACCCAGAGGACCCCTCTGAAATCAGCGTTGCTCTCAAGGTGTTCACAGAATACGATTGCCACTACGCTTATTTTTACTACCCAGACAGAATTGATGTCTACAAAAAAGACCTAGAGACTAGCATTTTTCAGGTTGAGGGTTACATGTACCAAGAGGAAATGAGCGCATCAAATCCTTTGGGTGAAGTCCCAGTTGTGAAGTTTACAAACATGGATGAAAAAGGCGAGTATGAGCCATACCTAGATTTGATTGACAGAATCAACCACATGATTCTCCAGAGGCTAATCATTGCCACAACTCAGGCTTTCAAACAAAAGTGGCTCAAAGGCGATTTCCCAACCCATGATTCTGATGGAAATGAAATTGATTACAACGGTCTGTTTGAATCTGCCCCAGGCGCTATGTGGATGCTCCCAGAGGAAGCCTCTATCGGAGAGCTAGGGCAGACAGACACCAATGACATTCTTGCCGCAGTCAGGGCAGACATCCAAGACTTTGCCGCAGTGACCAGAACCCCTATGCACTACCTCAGCTCAGATGGCGCAAACCAAAGCGCTGAGGGTGCGTCACTTTCCCGTGAGGGCTTGGTGTTCAAGACTGAGGACCGCATTGCCAGGGCAACCGTTGGCTGGTCAAAAGTGATGTCTCTAATGTTCAAATACACAGGTGACTCTGTGCGCTCTGAGTTATTAGACCTAGAGCCGATCTGGGAAAGCCCTGAGCGCTACAGCCTCTCAGAGCGGGCAGATGCTAACAGCAAGTTCCAGGACATCCCATTCAACTCTAGGATGACCTTGATTGGTCAGTTCAGCCCAGCTGAAATTGCGGAAATGGAAGTCGAAAGAGCCGGCGAAGCAATCTTGACAGAGGCGTTGTTGGGCACTCCACAGACCCCTAACGCATAATGGCAACCCAGCGACAGTTACTTGACGGCTATAACAGCCTAAGTTCAAAACTGGTCAGGGGTGCTGGAGACAGGGCCTCGGCAATTTTCACCAGCCTTGGTTCATGGCGTGATTCAGACTATGCGGATTTTGTTGATGTTCTTGACCCAATTATGACTGGGGCAAAAATACAGGCCGCTAGATTACAGGTTGCCTTTTATAGCGAAATGGCAAAAATAAGCCGTGAGAGCTTTGAGTCATTCCCGATAACGGCAAAGACCCTGACCACATCAGCTCTAAGAAACGGGGCAGATACGGGCGAGGTTTACCGCAGACCCTTTGTGTCTCTTTATACCGCCCTGTCAAAAGGCGGTGACATGACCAACGCAATTTCAGAGGGTGCTAGGCGTATCGGTTCAATAGCCTCCACTGACATGCAACTGGCTAGGCGATCCGCTGGCTCACAGGCTAGGGATAGAAACAGTGGGATCACTTATTATGTCAGAACTCTAACCGGCAATGAGAATTGCGCCCTGTGCACAATAGCCTCAACCCAGCGCTACACCAGAGGTGAGCTAATGCCAATCCACCCAGGTTGCGATTGTGGAGAAATGCCTGTGTTTGCAAACCAAGACCCTGGGCAAGTTCTAGATCAAGTGAAGCTGGACTCAACCTATGACAGCATTGAACAGCAACTCAAACTTGACCCAGACTTTGGGGCTAGGGATGCCGGCTTGGGCAAAATTATCAACACACCAGATGGTGGCCAAAGGCTCGCAGACTACACAGAAATTGTTGTCACCAGAAACCATGGTGAATACGGACCAACCCTCAGCTGGAGAGACCAGGATTTTACTGGGCCAGGTGAACTTTAGATTTCAGCTCCCAAGCTGATTAGCTCGCAATGAGCGCAATAACCAATCCGAAATGGAGAGACACATGGCTGAATCAAATCAGACCGAAACCCTAGAAACAACTGAGGAACCAGAGGCAGTGGTGGAGACCGCTGAAAATGAAACCTCAGAAATGTCCGAAACGGACACCCTAAAGGCAGAGGTTGACAAATGGAAATCTCTGAGCCGAAAGAATGAACAGCAAGCCAAGTCAAATGGCCAAGCGGTAAAAGAGCTAGACGAAATCAGAAAATCACAACTAACTGACACTGAAAAACTTATTGAGCAGACCCGTGAGGAAACCTCTCAAGCCGTCAGAAAAGAGTTTGCTGTGAAACTGGTTGACGCTGAGTTCAAGAGCTTGCTAGGTGGCCGATCACTTGATGGCAGTTCATTACTTGACTTTGACAAGTCCTCATTCATTCAGGGTGATGGCAACATTGATTCAGAGGCAATTCAGTCATGGGTTGAGGCGCACAGCACAAAAGCTGAGCAGACTATCCCAGACCTAGGGCAAGGTGCCCGTGGTAAAAATCCTAGTAAGTCTCAGATTAGAAGTAGAGACGAACTCAAGAGCATGTCCCCCGCAGAGATTATGGCAGCCACAAAAGATGGCCGCCTTGATTCTCTGATGGGCAAACTATAAAGAAAAGAGAAATCAAATGGCTATTGACCAATTCATCCCAGAAATCTGGAGTGCTGGAGTAACACAGAGTTTCATTTCCAGCCAAGTTGTAATCCCAACCCTGAACACCCTTTATCAGGGTGATGCCTCAAGAGGCAACCAGGTCCACATCATCAACGCAACCACACCAACCATCGTTGACTATGCGGCCGCAGGTCGTTCAATCACCGCCGAAGAGCTTGCAGACACAGAGGTTAAGTTGCTACTTAACCAGGAAAAAGCCTTCTCTGTAAACGTTGATGACGTTGACAAGGTTCAGGCCGCTGGAACTTTCAACGCCTGGACTGATGCAGCTGGCAAGGCCCTAGCAGAGGATGCTGAGACTTACCTACTTGAGCAGATGATTACTGGCGCTACTAACGGAAACGCTGGCCTAGTTGTTGTTGACACGGCTCAGAAAGCAAAAGACGCAATTCGTTCAATCAGAACCCAAATGACAGCAGCCAAAGTTCCAAGCGAGAATCGCTATTGTGCTGTCACCCCTGACTTTGCTGACTTGCTACTTCAGGGTTTGTCTGACGTGGCTGCCGCTGGTTCAAGCGAAGAACTACGAAACGGCATGATCACACGACTATTTGGAATGGCGATCCTAGAATCACCGCTATTGGGCTCTGATGTTTCGGCAGTCGGATACCACGGTGACACCGTAGCTTTCGTAAACCAGATCCAGTCACTGGAAGCTCTACGCAGTCAGACCAAGTTCTCTGACATTGTTAGAGGCTTGAATGTTTACGGCGCAAAGGTCATCAAGAGCGAAGCTGTAGTTAAGTTCGTCTCTGCCTAAATAAGGCTAACCGCTGAGGGGCTGGAGTTCGCTCTGGCCCCTTAACCATACCCCAAACAATTTTTAGAGAGGCCCAAATGGCACTGGCTACAATCACTGATGTTGAGGCTCGCCTAGGGCGCTCTCTCACGACCGCCGAAACCTCCAAGGCCACCGCTTACCTGACAGATGCGTCAGCCCTTTTTATTCAGCGGGCTGTGCAAAAGTTTGAGCAGGGGGAAAGCACGGTAAGGCTATTCCCAAATGATGGCGTGGTGCGCCTAGTTCAGAGGCCCGTCATAACAGTCAGCGAGGTCAAGAACCTTGACGGCAACATAATTGATTTCACCTTTGACGGACACCAAAGCATTTATGATTTGGGTTCCTACACGCCCGTGACAGTTACCTATGAACATGGGTCTGCCGACATCCCAGATGATGTTGTGGCCGTGGTCGCTGGCATGGTAGCCAGAACACTTTCAATAAACCCTGATGCCGCCTCTGGGGTCCAGCAACAAACCGTAGGGCCATTCTCTCAGAGCTATGCGGCTTGGGCCGTGGGCGGTCAGGTAATGATGTCCCCAGTAGAGGCCAAGGTTGCGGATTCCTACCGTGGACTGGCGTTCAAGTCCACATCAACAATAGGGAATGGAAATTATGCAATTACTTACCCAAGTGATACAAAGTTTGGGATCGGTCGATCAGTACGGCGAACCGACCTTCACAACTACTGAGGTTGAACTAAACGCAAAAGTAGCCGCACGCACTGGTTCGAAAACAGTAGGGGCCGCAGAAATAATAATCACATCAGGGCTGACCGTATACCTAGATCCTGGTGTTGAAATCAATAACAGTGACGTATTTATATACCTTGGCGAGCGCTACATCCTAGATGGCGAATCTTTCAACTGGGTCAATGGTCTGGGCTACTGGACACCTGGCACAGTTATCGACCTACAAAAGGAAATCAATGGCTAGCAGAATCCCAGGCGGCGGCAGTGTCACCCTAAACAGGTCTGGCATTCGTGAATTACTTAGGTCTAGCGCAATCCAAAACATGCTTGGCGGCAGGATGGAAAGAGTCAAAGCGGCCATTCCAGGCTCTGAGCTTGAGGTCAGTGCTGGCGGAAACAGGGCCAGGGCCAAAGTGCTAAACGGCTCCGATTATGACGAAGCAAATACAGGCAATTTGTCCAGAGCTTTAGATCTAGCGGGTGGCGATAGAGGCACCCAGGTCAAAACACGCAAACCTAAAAAGAGGACCTAATGGCTGATGCAGTAATTTTTAGTGATATCATGTCTCATTTGGTGTCAAGGCTAAACGCCGCTCTAACGGCTCAGGGCCGTGGTGATGTTAGAGTTGCTATCAGAGCAGATGAAAGCCCCACACAAGTCATTCTCAGGCGTGACGGAGGTACTCAGCCAAGTAAGACACTGATGCAATCTGTTATGGGTGTAACAATTTATGAGGAAAGCTATGGAGAGGCAGAGGCTTTGGCCTTGCTGACCCAGGCAATCTTTGACGATTTGCCAGATGGAAGTCCCATCGTGGCAACCTCTGTTCAGTCCTCAATTCAGGATGTGACAGATCTTAGGGGAGAGCGCAGATTTTTACGCTTCACCGTAAACCATAGAGGCTCAAACCTCTCAAACTAGTAAGGAATAAATCATGGCACTTGATTCAGACAACGTAAGGGTGGCCGTTTCTGGCGCTGTTTATGTCGCACCAACTGGCTCCACCGCACCAACCGACTCAGGAACCGCACTAGATGCGGCTTTCATTGACCTTGGTTATGTATCAGCTGATGGCATTGCTGAGAACATTGACCGCACAACCAACCAGATTAGAGCTTGGCAGAACGGTTCACTAGTGCGTGAGGTTACCTCTGAGGGAACCTACACAATCGAACTGACTTTCATTGAAACCAGTGAAGCTGTTCTAGAGCTTTACTACGGCTCAACCATTACCGACGGTGTTCTCTCTGGAGACCCTACCGCCACAGGTGGCCGTCAGTCGTTCGTCATTGATGTAATTGATGGGGCTATTATTGAGCGTATCTACATCCCAGCTGGTGAAATCACCGCAGTTGGAACACGCACCTTGGCATCAGGCGAGGCAGTTGGCTACCAGGTGACAGTGACCGCTTATGCGGATGCTGGTGCCACCACATTTAAGAAGTTCTTTAGCCAGCTAGAAACAGTGGCTTAAGCAATAGGGTCCTAAAATAAATAACCCTGGGTCGCTTCAATGCGGCGGCGGCTCAGGGGTACACTTACAGGGTGGGGCCTAAAAATCCCACCCTTAGCCGCAACACTAAGAGAGGCCGCATTGATGTCGTACGAAATAGAGCACAACAAAACCAAAATAACTTTGCCAAGCTTTAGCAATCTGCCCGTGGGCGTGATTCGTAAAGCCAGAAAACTTGAGGCTGATGATCAGATGTGGTTCATGCTTGAATCAATTCTGGATGAAAAAAGTTTGGATGTCATTGACACCATGAGCCTGTCTGAATTTACAGAGGCAATGAAAGGCTGGACACAGGGGGCACCCGTGGGGGAATCCTTGAAGTCCTCCAATTCCTAGAGGACTATAAACACGCTTTCACCTATGACTTTAGAGCCAGGTTTGGCTTGGGTCTGGGAGCACTGGGGAATGAGGTTCCCTGGCCAGAGGTAATCAGCTTGGTTTCCATACTTATGGCAGACCCCACCAGCTGGCTACAGACAGCCAAAAACAAATGGCAACACCCAATCACTTATGAGTGGACTATCCACGCCGCAACCTATGACCTACTGGCCCAAGTGAACTCAAAGAGAAAACCAAAAGCGTGGCCAAGGCCGTGGGGCAAGCAAGACAAAACACACATTGGCAAAATAAACCGTAGGGATGCAAGAGCAATCCTCCGAAAAGCTAAAGATGGAGATCTTGAATGGCGGAGCAAGGTTCAGTAAGGGCTATGCGTCAGTGTTCAAAGTGCAAAAAAACTAAGCCATTAGGGGAGTTTGCGAAACAGGCAAGTTGCAATGGTGGTTACAGACGTGAGTGCCAGCAATGTCGTAACGCACAATCTCATGAATGGTACTTGAAGAACAAGGATCGCCGCAAAAAAACAGTTCAACTATGGCGGCTTGCAAACCAAGACAAAGTTACCAAAGGTGTTTCAGCGTGGACTAAGGCTAATCCAGACAAGAAATCAAATCACTACCATTCTAGAAAAGCAAAGCTAAAGCAAAATGGCGTTTACCGAATAACAGAAAAAGAATTGAAAAGGCTTTATTCTTTACCCTGTTTTTACTGTGGGGCAAACGATAAAAAAACTCAGGACCATGTGGTGCCTATTCATAGGGGCGGAAACCACTCAATAGGTAATTTGATAACGGCATGTCAATCATGCAATTCTTCCAAGCAAGACAAGACCATTACTGAATGGAAAATGCACTTGCATAAAACATTAACCAAAGGCGGAGTCTAACTATGAGCGAACAAGCTTATGCTTATGTGACACTTATCCCAGTGGCAAAGGGATTTCAAGGGGCCATTGCCAAAGAAATGGGCAGCGCTGGCGGGGCTGGTGGAGCGGCGCTTGCTACATCCACAGGAAAAGGCTTTGCTGGCAACATCAAAAAAGCTATCGGCCCAGCCATTGGCATTGCCGCTGGAGCTCTAGCCGCCGCAAAGATCGGCGGG